GTCCAAGGAACAGCTCGCCCAGCGCATCCTAGCCGATGCGTCCGGCGTGTCGTCGGACGACATGCGAAAGGGCAAGATCACCGAGTCGCAGTTCCGCCGCATCAAGGAATGCCGCGATCTCATCGCCTCGATCCCGCTTCACATCGACGCCACGGGCGGGCTTCACATCGCCAAGCTCGCCGCCCGCGCCCGGCGCCACAAGCGCCAGCACGGCCTAGACTTGATCATCGTTGACTACCTCCAACTGATCACGACAGACGGCGGCAAGGGCAATGGGCGGGTCCAAGAGGTCTCGGCAATCACCGGGGCGCTCAAGGCCCTGGCGAAGGAGCTGAACGTGCCGATCATCGCCCTGTCCCAACTCTCGCGCCAAGTCGAGAACCGGGAAGACAAGCGGCCCCAGCTGTCGGACCTGCGGGAGTCGGGCTCCATCGAGCAAGACGCTGACTGCGTCATGTTCGTCTATCGCGAGAGCTACTACCTAAGCCGCGCCGAACCCAAGGAAGGCACGAACGAACACCTGCTCTGGCAATCCGAAATGGCGGTCAAAGAGCATGAGGCTGAGGTCATCATCGGGAAGCAGCGGCATGGCCCTATCGGGACGGTGAAGCTCGCCTTCGACGCCGATACGACCCGGTTCGGAAACCTTGCGCGGGCCTCTGACTATGACACCGCCCGTATGCCCTACGGTGAAGACTGATGGCCAAGCGTGAGAACTTCTATCGCCGCGACCCGAACAAGGCTCTGTCCGGCATGATCGGCCTGACCCTGGAAGAGCGCGGCGTCTACAACACCGTCATCGACATGCTCTACCAGACCTGGCGCCCGCTTGAGGATGACCGCCGCTATATAGCGAACTGGTGCGGATGCGCGGTGCAGAAGCTTAACCCGATCATCAATCGACTGATGGAGCGCGGACGCCTGATCACCTTTGAGGAGGGAGGCCGAACCTACCTGTCTGACGAAGCCTTTGAGGCCGAGAGAAAGGCCGTGAAGGGCGGTGCCGGAACGCGGTCTGGACGGGCTCAGGTCGGGGAGAAGTCGGGAGAAGTCGAGGAGAAGTCGGCGGGTGTCGGACAGAACGTGCCACTTCGCGACACCATAACCGATGAAAAACAATCGGTTGAGGCCCTAGAGAAGACAAGAGAAGACAAGAAAGAAGCTAAAGCTTCTTTTGTCCGGCCCGAGCCGAACGATGCGTTCGCGCAAGCCTGGAAAGCCTATCCAGCGATAGGCCGAACCCGGTCCAAGTCTCAGACCAAGACGAAACCGCTTTGGGCCGCCGCCGCCCGATCAGCCGGGGGCGAGGATCGGCTTCTCGCCGCCCTGCGTCGCTACCTAGCGGAGGACACGACCCACAAGGGCGAGTGCGGCCCACCTGGGTTCCACAAGTGGCTGACGGATGGCCGGTGGGAGCACTGGCTTCCCGATGGCGTCGGCAATACCGACACCGCCACGCCCGCCCCGACCTTCGACGGCCCGCACGAGATCCGCGACTGGGCCGCGAACAATCACGGCGAAGCCTTCGCCAAGAGCTACATCGACCCGAGCCGTTGGGCTGCCGGAAGCCGAACCCTCCTAGCCGCCAACCCCTTCGCGGAAGGCAAGCTCCGGCGTGACCTCGCCCCGATCTGCGAGAAGTGGAAGTTCACCGTCAGGCTTGGCGCCGCCAACGCCAACGACCCAGACCTGTTTGCGAAAGGAGCGGCGTGATGCGGGTGCTTGACCTGTTCAGCGGCATAGGCGGATTCGGCCTTGGACTTGAGCGCGCCGGGATGGAGACCGTCGCCTTCTGCGAGATCAACGCCGTCTGTCGCCACCTGCTGGCGACGCATTGGCCCGGTGTTCCTTGCTTCGAAGACGTAACCACCCTGATCGCTGAACAGGTCGGGTATGTCGATGTGATCTGCGGCGGGTTTCCCTGCCAAGACATCAGCTTTGCCGGCAAAGGCGCCGGCCTCGCCGGAGAGAGATCCGGTCTTTGGAGAGAATATGCACGACTGGTTCGCGAGCTACGACCCCGCTACGTCATCGTGGAAAACGTCGCAGCGCTCCTTGGTCGAGGACTTGGAGACGTTCTCGGAGACCTGGCCTCGCTCGGGTATGATGCGTGGTGGGATTGCATACCCGCTTCCGCCGTTGGCGCCCCTCACCGTCGCGACCGGCTCTGGATTGTTGCCTACGCCAGAGGCCAGCAACACGAAGGCTACGGCGATGCGCTCCGGCGGGAGATCGCCAAGGGACTTTCTCGCGCCGCTGCCGAGCAAGGCGTTCGCGCTGGGCATGGTGGCGAAGCCTACGCACTCGATCCCGACGCCGACAGCATCAGACCATATCGTCCGAGAATGCACGTCGTCGGAAGCCCTGAACTTCGAGACGAACAAATCGGTCTCGCTGAACCGATGGGCTTCGATGTGGCCGACTCGTGGTCCGTCGTCGGGTATCGCTCCCCGGATGTGGCCGACCCCGAACGCCGGGGACCACAAGGCCGGGATGAGCAACGCGCCTGGGCGTCAGCAATCGTCGCTTCCGCGCTCGGTCGGGATAGCCGAGGGCGCCAGCTCGGGACGTCGTGGCGGGCTGAACCCCACGTGGGTCGAGTGGCTTATGGGATTCCCGCCTCAGTGGACCGCCTGCATGGCCTCGGCAACGCGGTTGTCCCGGCGATCCCGGAAATCCTCGGCCGCGCCATCCTCGCCGCCGAAATGACCATGACCCCCGCCAACGACACCAAACCCAAGGAGAGTGCGGCATGAGCCAGCTAACCGCCACCCATCGCCAAAAGGTCGAACTCGCCCGCCGTAAGATCGCCCAGCGCCTGGAGATCATCCGAGGCCGGGTTGAGGTCGATCACGGCTGCAACCTGATGGCCCAGGTCGAAAAGGCCGCGATCCAGTTGCACCTGCTGAACCTTCGAGACTGCGAAGAAATCCTGAACCGGGTCGATGAACGGCTGATCCAGCGCGAAGCGGAGCGGGCCGCATCCCAGGTCGCCAACGACATCGGGGAGCAAAACGAACTGCTAGCCTCTCGCGGAGTGAAGACCGAACCGGCCGGCAACAGCTTCAGCCGCGACGGTTTCGTGTGGCTGGAGAGCAAGCGGCGCCTATCGCCCGACCACATCGCCACGGGCCGGAAGGTGCGCGCCCTCCACGACCGAGCGACATGGGATGGCCTGCGGTCGAAGGCAGACAACGACAACGGATCTGGAGAAACCACCACCTTCCTCCCGACCGAAGTGTCTATGCAGGCCAAGAGCGAGATCGCGTGGCTTCGCGAGCATATCGTGATCAGTTCCGGCGGCTCCGGCCCGTTCGACCTGATGATCGCGGTCTGTGGTGAAGGCGTGACCCTTCGAACCATCGCGGGCTGTGACGATCGCAGGGCCATCGTCCTTGAAGGCCAGTTGATCGTCGCCCTAGAGATGGCCGCTGTCGCCTTCCGGAGAATGGGAGACAGAAACGCCGCTTGACGTTTTCCGAAAAACGCACGAAAGAAAGCGTAACGCACAAGACGTGCGACTGACCAAGGGCTCACGGCAACCGCTCGGAGCCCTTTTCCGCTTCCAAACCCCTCCACGCAATGAGCTACGGCGATAAGGCTGGCTGGGGTGATGAGGGCGGGAAGACCTGACCAACTACCGCGTGGGCTGCCAACGGCGGCCTGTGCAGGCAGCATCTGGCCCCGGCAATTAAGCGCCTGACGAAGCCCTGAGACGGGCAGAAACCCTAGGGTCGCGCGGAGTGTCCCCAGCCGGGGGAATAACTGGACACCAGGGCCGCCACCACGGCCCACTCGGTAGCTGGTCAGACAATCAGACCGCCCCTAAAAGGCGTTGATACAGCGGAGCCCGTATGGCCCGACTATCTCACCTATCATCTCGGGTGAGCTTCGCCCCCGATCGTCGAACCTTCCCCACTGACGCAGCCAAAGGCCCGGCCCCGGTCCAGCACTCCTCCCCCTGGAAGGCGTGGTACAAGACCGCCCGTTGGCGTCGGCTCCGGGAGCAAGTCCTGATCAGGGACGCCTACACCTGTCAGAGGACAGGCCAAGTCCTGGCCGGAAAGCACCCAGCCCCTGACAGCCCCGTGGTGAACCACAAGCGCCCCCATCGTGGAGACGAGCGCCTGTTCTGGTCGATCGATAACTTGGAGACGGTCAGCAAGGCCGTGCACGACTCCACGATCCAGGCCGAAGAGCAGGCCAGCCTGCATCAGCGGGGCGACTGGAGCTGAGCCGACCGGGGGGGCTATAAAAAGTCTGAAAAGTCCGTGGCTTAGAGACCGGCGGCCAAATCACGGACAGAAAAAATCCTCCTGGGCGCTTTTGGGGCGCGCGCACCGGCCGCGAACGAGGGCTCCATGACCGACGAAAAGAAGCCGATTGATTGGGCTGAGATCGAGCGCGATTACCGCTCAAGTCCAATGTCCGTGCGAGAAATGGCCCGTTGGTACGGGATCAGCGAGGCCGCAATTCGGAAGCGGGCCGGCCGAGACGGCTGGGAACGGCCTGAGAAGCCCGAGAGTGCGCGCGAACAGGCCCGCGAACCGGAGCCGCCAAAGGTCTATGTCGGAACCGTCCTGACGCCAGAGAACACGACGCCCGAAGCGATTATCGGCCGGGGCCGAAACCTCGTCATGCGGATGCTGGACGAGTTGGACGCTTCGACCTCTCGGATCGGCGAGTTGGAGGGGCTGATCGAGTCCGCCTACGACACGGGCGACGACGACAAGGCGAGGCAGGCGGCGCTTGCGGCGGTATCGCTCAAGAACCGTTCGGAGGTTCTGAAGGCCCTGGCGACGGCGGCGAAGACGCTCGGGGAATCTGGAGCAGCGCCTGGGGTCAAGAAGCAGCGTCAGGCGGCCGGGGAGCATATCGCCAAGACCAGCAGCCGATTCGCCACTCCATCGGCTCCGAAGTTGATCGTGGATAATCGGCACTGATGGAGTGGTCCACTGCTTGTCTGAACTGGCGAGAAAGGATTGTCGCTCGGCGAAGCCTGATCCCCTCCCCGCTCTTCGCCAACGAAGCCGAGGAAGCGCTTGAAGTCTTCAAGGCGCTGAAGATCGTGGATGCGCCGGGCCAGCCGACGTTCGGCGAGGCTTGCGAGGATTGGGTCTTTGACTTCGTCCGGGCGATCTTTGGGGCCTTTGATCGGGACGCCGGACGGCAGCTGATCCGAGAGTTCTTTCTGCTGATCAGCAAGAAGAATTCGAAATCCACCATCGCCGCCGGGATCATGGTCACGGCGCTGATCCGCAACTGGCGGCATTCGGCTGAGCTGCTGATCCTGGCGCCGACGATCGAAGTCGCGAACAACGCCTTTCAGCCCGCCTGGGACATGATCAAGGCGGATGATGAGCTTGGAGAACTGCTTCAGGTCCAAAGCCACGTCCGAACGATCACCCACCGGGGGACGGGCGCGGCGCTGAAGGTGGTCGCGGCGGATTCGGACACGGTGTCCGGCAAGAAGGCCGGTTACATCTTTGTCGATGAGCTTTGGGTCTTTGGAAAGCGCGCCAAGGCGGACGCGATGTTGCGCGAGGCGACGGGCGGTCTGGTGTCGCGGCCCGAGGGTTTCGTCATCTGGGCCAGCACCCAATCCGATGAAGAGCCGGCCGGGGTGTTCAAGGCCAAGCTCGACTATTTCCGGGGTGTCAGAGACGGGAAGATCAAGGACCGGGAGAGTCTGCCGGTCATCTACGAGTTTCCCGAAGAAATGGCGGAGACCGAGGCTTACCTCGATCCGAAGAACTTCTACATCACGAACCCGAATATCGGTCGTTCCGTCGATGTGGCCTATCTGGAGCGGGAGCTTGAAAAGGTCCGGGACGCGAACGACGGAACCCGTCAGGTCTTTCTAGCCAAACATCTGAACGTCGAAATCGGGCTGAAGCTGGCGAACAACCGCTGGGCCGGTGCCGACTACTGGGAAGGTGCGGCGGACAAGAGCCTGACCCTCGACGAGGTTTTGAGGCGGTCGGAAGTCTGCACGGTCGGGATCGACGGCGGCGGCTTGGACGACCTGTTCGGCCTCGCCGTCTTGGGTCGATGCAAGGAAACGCAGCGGTGGCTTCTCTGGACCCACGCATGGGCTCATGATGACGTGCTGAAGCGGCGCCAGGACATCGCCAGCCGCTTGAAGGATTTCGAGACTGACGGAGACCTGACGATCTCTGAAGATCCGATGGCCCCGATCATGGAAGCCGCCGCCTATATCGAGCGGGTCAAAGAGGCCGGGCTGCTTCCTGAAGCGGAAGGCGTCGGTATCGACCCTATCGGCGTCGCGGCCCTGGTGGACGAGCTAGAGGCGCGTGGGATCGCTCCAGGCCAGCAAGTCGCCATCCGCCAAGGCTTCGCCCTTTCTCCTGCTTCTTGGGGCTCTGAGATCAAGCTCAAGAACGGGTCTTTGAAGCACGGCGGACAACGGATGATGGCCTGGTGCGTCGGGAACGCGAAGGTCGAGGTTCGCGGCGGCGCCGTGATCATCACGAAACAATCGGCCGGCCGGGCCAAGATCGACCCGCTGGTGGCGGCGTTCAACGCAATGATGCTGATGTCGCGGAAGCCAATGGCGAAGGGGGCGGGATGGAAGGAATATCTCGCGAGCCTGGGGGTCGCGGCTTGATCGCCAAGGCCCTGTCGGCGTTGGGCCTGAAGTCCTGGGACCCGCCCTCGCGCCAACTGTCTCTTACGAACACGGACGGATGGCTTGACCCTGTGAACGCTGGGGTGCCGGTAACTGAAGTCGGCATCCTGGGTCTTTCGGCGGCTTGGGCCTGTGTGAACCTCCTGGCCGGTACGATCGCCTCTCTTCCCTTGATGGTTTACCGGACAGACGCGGCGGGGAATCGGGTCGCGGCGAGGGATCATCCGCTTTACAGGGTTCTGCACGACAGCCCCAACTACGACCAAACCGCGCTCGATTTCTGGGAGGGTGGACAGGCTGCGCTTGAGCTTCGCGGCAACATGCACGCCCGGATCGAGAGGATCGGCGGCCGTGTCGTCGCCCTTCATCCGATCTACAGCCCGTCGATTACGCGGCAGGCTGACGGGTCGCTGCGCTACCGCTGGACCGACAACGGCACGGCCTATGATGAGCCGCAGGAAAACGTCTTCCACGTCCGGGGCTTTGGCGGCTCCCCCTTGGGCGGCCTCTCGACGCTGAGCTATGGCCGTCAGGTCTTCGGCCTGTCGCTTGCAGTCAACGCCGCTGCACAGACCACCTTTGCCAATGGCGTTCGCCCATCGCTGATCCTGACCACGCCCGCCGAAAAGACATTGGGCGAAGGCATTCGGGTCCCGCTTGAGAAGGCCCTTCAGGAGAAACACGCGGGCGCGATGAACGCGGGGCGCCCGATGCTTCTAGAGGGCGGCATCGTCCCCCATCAGGTCTCGTTCACGCCTGAAGACGCCCAGATGCTGGAAAGCCGGTCGTTCAGCGTCGAAGAGATTTGCCGCTTCTTCGAAGTTCCCCCGCACATGATCGGGCACACGGAGAAATCCACGAGCTGGGGGACCGGCCTGGAAGAGCAGACCCTGCGTTTCCAGAAATTCACCCTGCGTCGCCGCCTGAAGCGGATCGAACAAGCGATCATGAAGCAGCTTCTGAGCCCGGCGGATCGGGCGGCTGGGATCGTGGTCGAGTTCAACCTTGAGGGCCTGCTTCGCGCCGACAGCAAGGGCCGGTCGGAGTTCTACCAGAAGATGACCCAGATCGGCGCGATGACGATCAATGAGGTTCGCGCCCTCGAAAACTTGCCGCCGGTTCCGGGCGGCGACGTTCCCCGGATGCAGTCGCAGAACATTCCGATCAACATGGCGAATCCGCCAGCGCTCGTCGCAGGAGGCGAATGATGACCTTGCAGTTCAAAGACGCCGGCCTGCCACTCGACGTGAAAGCGGTAGGCGATGACGGCGTGATCGAGGGGTATGCCTCGGCGTTCGGCGTTGTGGACAGCTATAACGAGGTGGTGGAGCCCGGCGCGTTCACGGCGTCCTTGGTCGATGGCAGGCGCAAGGGGCGGTCCGTCAAGATGCTGTGGCAGCATGACCCGTCCCACCCGATCGGGGTCTGGGAAGACATCGCTGAAGACGCCAAGGGCCTGTACGTCAAAGGCCGCATCCTCAAGGACGCATCGAAGCAGGCGGCCGAGGCTTACGGCCTGCTCAAAGGCGGAGCTTTGGACGAGCTGTCGATCGGGTATCGCACGGTGCAGACCGCGCCTGATGATGACCGGGCTGGCGTACTGCGCTTGATCAAGCTGGACCTTCGCGAGGTTTCGCTTGTGACCTTCGGCGCGCTCGGTCGTGCCGCTCGGGTTACGGACGTGAAAAGCATTCTGGACGGCGGCGCTCTGCCCGACGTCCGACAGTTTGAGGGGTTCCTGCGTGAGGCAGGCTTCTCGAAGAGTCTTGCGGCGGCCATCGCCTGCAAGGCGGCGCCGCACCTTCGGGGAGAGCCCGAGGCGAAGGCGGATGACGCGCTGGCCTTCCTGAAAGCCCTGCGCGGTTGACCACCCTCGCCTGACCGCTGCGCGCGGCAGGCTCCCAAACAACCTGACACGAAAGGAGATCGGCATGACCGATCAAACGAAGTCGGCTGCCGACCTGGCGGCCGAGATCAAAGGCGACTTCGAGAAGAAGTTCGATGAGGTGAAGGGCCTCGCCGAAAAGGCCGTTGCGGAAGCCCAGAAGGGCATCGACGCCACGACTTCGCAGAAGGAGACCATCGACGGCGCCCTGACCGCCATGAATGAGGCCAAGGCCCGTCTGGACGATCTGGAGCAGAAGATGGCGCGCGGCGGTGGAAACGCCGATGATCGTCCGAAATCCATCGGCGAACAGTTCGTGGAGTCGGAAGGCTTCAAGGCGTTCGAAGCGACCGGATTTTCCAAGTCCGCGCGCGGCGGGGACCTCCAGATCAAGGCCACCCTGACCTCCGCTACGACCGATGCGGCCGGTTCCGTTGGCGATGCGGTTCAGACCACCCGCCTCCCCGGCATCCTGCCCCTTCCCCAGCGCCGGCTGACCGTGCGTGACCTGCTTTCGCAGGGCCGCATGGACGGCTCCACTCTGGAGTACGTCAAGGAGACCGGCTTCACGAACAGCGCCGCCCCGGTTGCTGAAGCCGCCGCCAAGCCGGAATCGGACCTGAAGTTCGATCTGGTGACGACCTCCGCCAAGGTCATCGCTCACTGGATGAAGGCGTCGAAGCAAATCCTGAGCGATGTGTCCCAACTCCGTTCGACCATCGACCAGCGCCTGCTTTACGGCCTGGCCTATGTCGAGGAGCAACAACTGCTGAACGGCAGCGGGTCGGGTCAGAACCTGCACGGCATCATCCCGCAGGCCACCGCCTATTCGGCGCCGATCACCCTGTCCTCGCCGACCAGCATCGACCTGATGCGCCTCGCCATGCTGCAAGCGGCCCTGGCGGAGTACCCGGCGACGGGTCACGTCATGAACCCGATCGATTGGGCCTGGATCGAGACCCTGAAGGACGGCGAAGGTCGCTACATCATCGGCAATCCGCAGGGCACGATTTCGCCCACGCTGTGGGGCCTGCCCGTGGTCGCGACGCAGGCCATTGCGGTCGATAAGTTCCTGACCGGCGCCTTCCGCATGGGCGCCCAGGTCTTCGACCGCTGGGATGCGCGCGTCGAAACCGGCTACGTCAACGACGACTTCACGAAGAACCTCGTGACCATCCTCGCCGAGGAGCGGCTGGCCTTGGCGGTCTATCGCCCCGAGGCCTTCATCTACGGCGACTTCGGCCGCGTCACCTGATCGAACCCCTGAACTGACCAGTCCGGCGGGTTCACGCCTGCCGGGCCTCTTTCCGTGGCGGCCGACCACATCGACCGCCTCGAAAGGAGGCCATCATGATCCAGAAGTACGAAGTCACCCGTCAGGTGCTTTTCGACCGCCTCTACCACGCGGGCGATACCTATGAAGGCAACGCCTCAGAGGTCGCGCATCTCGTCGCCAACGGGGTTTTGAAGCCGATCCGGTCTAAGGCGGACGGCGCGCCGAAGAACAAGGCGGAGCCCAAGCTCCAGAACAAGGCGGGTTGATCGTGGCGCTCAACGTCGTCGTTCTCACCACTGGACCGCTTCTCAGCCTTGACGAAGCCAAGGACCATCTTCGCGTCGATAGCGACGATGAGAACGATCTGATCCAGCTTTACACGGATGCAGCGGTTCAGGCGTGTCTGACCTACTGCGACCTGAAGCTGGTGCCGCTCGGCGCCGAACCCTCATTCAAGGCGGCGGCGCTGCTGAACCTGGGCGACCTCTACGCCAGCCGAGAGGCTGTAACGTCCGGGCAGTCCTATGACGTGAATCCTACGGCCGAGAACCTGCTTCGTCCGTTCCGCACGATCAGGATTTAGGAGGCCGCCATGCGCGTCCGCTTCACAGCCCCGTTCGACTACACCCCGGCTAAAGAGCCGCGCGTCCTCATCGCCTATTCACCATCTGGAGGCGAGGAAAAGGACGGGGTTTACACCGTGCGCCGTGAATGCGGCGAGGCGGCCGTGGCGCAAGGCAAGGCGGTTGAGGTCGAGGCGCCGTCCCGCAAGGCTGACAATGCCGAAACCTAAAGGCGCGGGCGACCTTCGTCACAGGGTCTATTTCGAGCGTCGGGCTGAAGGTGACGACGAATACGGAAACCCGGTTCAGGATTGGGACGCGCTTGGTATCAGCCGGGCCGCGAGCCTGACACCGACGCGGGGCTCTGAAACGGTCCAGTCGGATCGTCTTTCCGGCCGGGTGCAATGGGATTGCTGGGTCAGGTCAGACAGCGGGACGCGGACGATCCAGACCGGCGACCGGATGGTGGATGAGCGCGACCCGACCCGGACATTCAACATCGGATTTATCGGAGACATGGACGGCGACCGGACATGGCTGCTGATCCAGGCAACAAGCGGGGTTGCTGATGGCTAGAGGCGGGCTTGAAGGCGTTGAGCGCCTGACCCGCAAACTCGCCGCCATGACGCCCTCCGTCAGGAAGGCGGCGGGGCAGGAGGCGTTTCTTCAGGCCGAAGAAATGGCCGCCCAGATGCGCCGGATCGCCCCTCGGGATGAAGACCCGAACAACGGCGAGCAGGTCCGCGACCATATCCACGTCGAGGAAGGTCGGTTGGGCGACGTGTCCTATGTGGTGATCAGCGACGCCAAGGACGCCAAAGGCCGCCCGAAAGCGTCCCGTGTCGAGCTGGGCCACGTCGCCGTCAACGGCCGATACGTAGAAGCCAGTCCGTCTTTCTACCCCGTCGTTCGGGCGAGCCAGCGCAAGGTCAAGCGGCGGATCGCCAACGCCATGCGCCGGGCCATCAAGGCGGAGGCCGCCAAATGATCGACCCGCAACTTCCGCTCCAGGCGGCCATCGTCGCGGCCGTGAAGGCCGACACTGAACTGAACGCCTTGATCAGCGGCCGCATCTTCGACCGAGTGCCGGTCAATCAAGACGGAAGCCCGCAGGGGCCGTTTCCGTATCTGAGTTTCGGAGCCGCCGACACCACAGATGAAGGCGCGTCCTGCGTCGGGCCTTCGGATTGCTATATCGACCTCAACGGCTGGTCCCGCGCGGTCGGCTATCCCGAGATCAAGCGCATCGGAGCCCGCGCCGCCGCCGTCCTGAACACACGACTCACGGTCGCCGGGTTCGAAGTCGTGACGCACCGGGTCGATCGTCTTTCCTATCAGCGCGAACAGGACGGGCTCACCAGCCGGGCCATCCTTCGTCTGCGCTACGGCCTTCGCAAGGCCGCCTGATCCCGCACTCAGCGGGCTATCCCGCCCCTTCCTGGGGTTTCCTTCGACAGAGAAAGGCATCCGAATGTCGGACGTTTTCGTGAGCGTCGTCTCGGGCGAGGAAATCCTCGTCCAGATCGGCGACGGTGCAGACCCTGAAGTCTTCACCCATGACTGCATGATCAACGGCTCGCGCGGTTTCAACCGCACCGCCACCACGACGGATCAACAGATCCCGAACTGCACCGACCCGTCTAAACCGCCCAAGACGATGCGCCGGGTGGACTCGACGGACACCACCATTTCGGGCGAGGGCCTGCTTCACTCGACCTCGACCCTGGCCTGGCTGAACCGTGTCGGGCAGACTATCAACTGCCGTGTGCGCAAGGCCGGCGTCTTTCAGGTCGAAGGCCCGTACATCCTCACGGAGTTCAGCCTGACCGGTAACGCCCGTGAATACGCCACGGCCTCGATCACTCTGGTTCAGGCCGACGAACCGACGATCACGGCCGGTAGCTGATGAGCCGCAGCGCCAAGTACCGGGCGCCGTTCGGGGATGGGGTCTATGATTTCGTCCTCGACATCGGCGGGCTTGAGGAGTTGCAGGAGAAGACCGACTGCGGCCCCGAAGAGCTTTATCATCGGGTGAGCAACGGCAACTGGCGTGTCGCCGATCTTCGCGAGCCTATTCGGATCGGTCTGATCCGTGGCGGAATGAACCCGATGCGAGCGCTGGCGATGCAGGCGCGATATGCCGCTGAGGGCTATCTGGCCTCTTTGAAGCCGCTGGTCCTCGGCATCCTCGCCGCATCTCTGGTCGGCGCACCGGATGAGGACGCTCCATCGGGGGAGCACAAGGCGGAGGAGAAAGACCCCTCCCCCGCCGGAAAATCCGCTTCGCAGGGCTCTACGCCGCCGGCGCCCAAATCGGGCTCTCCCCGCGCCAAGTCCAAGAAAGCAGCCTCTGGCAGCTAGGCGAGGCGCATCGGGGCTGGCGGAAATCTCAAGGCATTGAAGAGAAGTCTGGCGCGCCAAGCATCGAGGCGTTTGAAAGAGCGGTGAAAGCGGCTAGGTCTTAGGCTCGGGAGGACGAGCCATGAAGATTGTCGGTTGGTTTTTGGTTATTAGCGGCATCGCGCAGATGCTCTATGCTGGCGGCATGGACGTACAGGCCCCTGGCGAGTTCGGCATTGCGAATGTCGATCTCATGCAGCAACGGCTGCTGTATTTCGTGGGCGGCGCGACGGCTTTTGTCTCCGGCATGGTCTGGCTCGCCGTGGAGCGGCTCCGAGCGGCAATCCTGAACAATCAGAAGGCGTCAGCCGCGACGGAGTAGTCGTGGACGCCTGAAAGGGCGTCTATGGCCGACGAAATCGAACGCCTGCTGGTTCGCGTCGAAGCGAACGCGGAACAGTTTGAGCGGCAGATCAAGAAGATGAACCGCGCGCTCTATGGCTCTCAGGCCGAGACGCGGAAAACGCTCAACGCCATCAAAAAGGACTGGAAGGACGCCGGCCAGGACGTAGCGAACGACTTCTACCGCCCCATCCAACTCGCTTCCACCGTCGCGCTGGGCGCCATCGTCGGCTTCTCCTTGAGCGCGGCGAAGCGCGCTGAGGCCGTTGACGGGGCGTTCACGCAAGTCTTCCGCGACATGCCGGACGAGGCGAAAAATGCGGTCTCCGCAGTCGCTTCTGAGTTCGGTCGCCTCGAAACTGACGTGAAGGACAACTTCACTCAGATGCGGAGCGTCCTGACCGCCCTGGGGGTGGATGCCGAACAATCGCTCAAGATTGTGGATCAACTTCAGCGGCGCTCGCTGGACATTGGCGCGTTTGCGAACGTCGAGGATGCAGAGGCTTTCCGCGCCGTCATTTCCGGCCTGACTGGCGAGACCGAGCCTCTGAAGCGGTTCGGGATCGTCGTCAATGAAACCGCGACGAAGGCCGAACTTCTGCGTCTTGGTTTCAAAGGCAATGCCGAGCAAGCGTCTGAAGGCGCTAAGGCCATCGCCCGCGCCAACATCATCATGCGGCAAAGCGCCGAGATGCATGGTCAGGTCTCACGCGAAAGCGACCAACTGGCCGAACAGCAGAAGCGGACCCGCGCCGAGTTCACCAAGGCGGCTGAGGACTTCGGACGGAAGTTCCTCCCTGTCGCAAAGGACGTTTTGGTGTGGGCCTCCAACGCGCTCGACGCCTTCAACAAGCTCCCGGAAGGCACACAGGCGGCGGGCCTGGCCCTTCTCGCCTTCGTGGCGGCGTCTGGACCGGTTGGCGCGGCAATCACGGGCCTCCGCGCGTTAATCAATGCGGCAGTAACGGCCAGAGCGGCGCTTGCAGCCGTGGCAGCCAGTGGCGGGGCCGGGGCGGTCGCAAAGGGCGCGGCAGGTGCTGGGCTTGCGGCAACTGGGGCGGCTGGCGTTGCTATTGGATCAACGCTCGCGCTTTCCGGCGACACACAGCGCCCCCGAACCGATCTTCAAAGCCAGGTAACAAACGCTCTCAGAGAAGAGGCTCGTGTACGGGGCGAGATTGCCCGCCTCACCAACGAAGGCAATACGGCCGAGGCCCGGCGCCAACAAACCTACCTCCAGGGCATAGAATCCCGGCGCAAGCGGAACCAGGGCCTTTTGGAGTTGGGCCGGGAGCGGACTCCGGCGGAGGCCGCCGCTCAAGCGCAAAGAGACGCGGAAAGGGCAGCGCGCGACGCTGTCGCCCAACTTGGCGACTTCGGCCTGTCGGAAGCCCAAAGGCGTCCGGGCGCTGGAACCGGATCAGGTTCAGGCCGTGCCGCCGCCGCAGCCGCTGAACGGCTCGCAGAACGCAGGGAAGCGCTGGCACTAGAGCTGGCGATAGCCCAGGCTCGGGCGACCGGAGATGAGGCGTCTATTAAGGCGGCAGAGGAACGTCAGACCCTCGCCCAACTGACGGCTGATTATGCCGACGCCGGATATACAGACGCCAACGCAAAGGCGCTTGAACATCTCGCGCTCTTGAACCAGGCGGAGCTTCTGGTCGAGGAGCGGGCGAAGGCTGAGGAGGACGTCGATAAGATCCTTGAAGGCCGCCAACGCCAGATCGAACGCGAGGCCGACTACCAACGGCTGCTGAACGATCAGCTTCTCAACGCCCTTCAGATCGAGGCGCAACTTGCCGGGCTGCGTGGCGAAGAAGGCGCAATCCGTGACGCCGAACGGCGACTGTTCATTGAGCAGCGCACTAACGAGTTGCTGGCTCTCCGCTTGGCTCTCACTGAGGAAGAGGCCCGCGCCAGGGCCGGACAAGAGTTCGATGCACTGGATTCCGCAGGCCGTTCTGGGCGGATGCGCGATGAGTTCCGCTCTGCTTTCAGCGACGGCATCAAGGCCGCCATAGACGGAGACGTAGGCGGGTTCTTCGACGGCTTGGCGGATCGCTTTACACGGCGGATGCTGGACAATCTGGCCGACGATCTCTTCGACCTGTTGTCGAGCGTCGGCGGGGACAAGAAGGGCGGCGGCCTCCTCAACTCCATCGCGTCCGGCGTCGGGTCATTCTTCAGCGGCGGCGCCCGTGCGACTGGCGGCCCCGTGACCGCAGGCCGAGCCTACAAGATCAACCACAACAACCCGCAAAGCGAATGGTTCGTACCGGGGGTCGGCGGGTCTGTCCTGACGAACGGGCAGATGCGCGGGCTCCAGACAGGAAGCGTCCGTAGCAGCGGTGGCGTTCTCTCCGTCACCGTGGACGTGTCGGGCGCCAACGGAGACGCAGCCGTGGCGGCCATTGCGGAAGCTGCGGCGCGTCGTGGAACAGAGGCGGCCATCGCCCAATCCCGCGCCGATCAAGCCCAGGCCAATGCAGCGAAGCGGTACAGGCTGAAATGACGATCACGCTTCAGGCGCTCCCCGGCACCACGACCTATGAATTCCGCGAGGTCGCGGCGGGGAATGTCCTGCGTCCGGCCTTCGGCGGGCCGAACCAACCCCTCGCCCGAAAAGGCGATCATTGGGCCTGGGACGTGACCATTCCCGCCCTTGATGCGCGGGCCTGTGGCATGGGTCTTTTCGCGGATCTGACACGCGGAAAGCGTGAACCGATCGTCATGGCGGTGCCGGACTATGCCCCCCCTCAGTCCTATGGCGCCGCTCCGGTCTGTGACGGAGTTGCGGCGGGAAACGCCGTACCGGTTCGGGGCCTGACGCCATCGGTCCCGATCCAAAAGGGCAAGTGGATGTCTCTGGTCCTGAACGGTCAGCGGTACCTCTATTTGGTTGCGGCCGATGTCGTGGCGGATGGATCTGGAGAGGCGCTTATTGAAGTGACCTCGCTTCTGCGGCGTCCGACGATTGACGGGGCGGCGGTTGAACTCGCCACGCCCAAGGTCGAGGGCCTCGTTCCGGCGAACCAATCAGCGTCTCTGGCGACGCTGCCGGCCGTTGGCCTTCAGTTCACGATCGAGGAGCGGGACTGAATGGACTCCGCCCTCATCGCGGCTTTTCAGCAGCCCGCGCCGATCAAATGCACGCTGGTTCGGTTCGAACTGCCGGGAGAGGCCCTGTGCCTGACGGATGGCGGCTTCGCTCTGTTCGACGCCGGTGAAGGTGAAGGGACCGAGACCTATCTGGGCCGTCATCCGACCTATGGGGTTTTGAGCCGGGTCGGGAACGCCAAGGACGGGGCGGACAGCGGGACGCCGCGCGTCGAGGTCGAGATATTACCTGCCTCGGATATTGCTGCTGCGGCTCTGGGATCGCCCAACGTCCAGGGCGGCCGGTTCCAATGGTGGGAGGGCGTGGTCGATCCCGTGTCCGGCCTGCTGATCGGGACGCCGGAACTGAAATTCGACGGCGAGATCGACAAGCCGCGCCTGTCGGTGGACGGCGAAGGCTGGAGCCTGACGCTGGAGTGCGGCACCCAGGCGGAGCGCCAACTGGAGCCGAACGCAGACTGGCGCCTGAACAACGCCTTTCATCAGCTGATCTGGCCTGGAGAGTTGGGCCTGTCGTTTGTCGACGGCGTGACCCGCAAGAAGGAATGGCGCAGCCGGCCGGAGAACCCCGGCGTGTTCAAGCGTCTGCTGAAGTCCTTCGTCCCGTTCCTGCCCGACTGAGGGACCGATCCATGAAAACCATGTTGGACCGGGCTGCGGCGACGCAAGCCTGTATGGATCGCTTTGCCTACAAGCCCGTCGAACCCGGTGTGCGCGACTGCGGCAAGCTGGCGGCCCACGCCCTGCACAAGATGGGCCGGTCGGCGAAGCTGCTGAACGCCTCGCGCCACAAGAGCTGGAAGGGCGCCCTGGCCTATCTGGAGCGAACCGGGTTCGCATCTCTGGTGGATCTGATTGACGCGATGGGCCTGGAGCGGATTCCGCCGGCCGCCGCCCTGCCCGGCGATCTGATCGCCCTGCCCGGCGAAGAAAACGACGGGTTCGGATGCTCTCTTGCCGTCGCCCTGGATAACGGCCGGGTGCTGGCGCTGAACCGCGCATCTGGCCTGATCGAGCCGATGATCCCTCACCTCTTCGTCTGCGCCTGGAGGGTGTGAATGGCATTCGCCCTGCCCGCCGCCGCCAGCGCCATTTCAGCCGCCGCCCCGGCCGCCGCCGCGACGGCCGCCAAGGCGACGTTGATGACGACGCTGAAGTCTGTGGCGTTCAACGCCCTGACCAATCTGGCGATAAGCGCGGCCCTGTCGGCGTTTCAGCCCCAGGTCGGCCAGTCGGGCCGGACCTTCGAGTTCGTCATCGATCCGGACGGGCCGATTCCGTTCGCGGCCGGGCGTGTCGGGGTGGCGGGTTCGGTCATCCACCGCGACACCTTCGGCCCGGACCTGATGTATTACGGCATCCCGTTCGTCCTTTCGGGCGCGGGGCCGATCGACGGGATCGAGTCGTTCAAGGCCGACGACTATCCGATGGCGTTCGACGCCAACGGCGGGGCCACGACGGAGCCGTATCGGCAGGAGCTGTTCTTCCGTTCGGTCCTGGGCCATCAGCCCGCGCCGGTCGCCCTGTCCACGCCCTCCGGTCTTAAGAACGGCGCGACCCTGCCCGGCTGGACCTCGGCGCACAAGCTGTCCGGCAAGGCCGCCGGCCTGATCGTCATGGCCGAGAACTCCAAGGGTTCGGCCTTCCCGACCGGCGAGATCAAGCCGCTGGTCACCTTTCGGGGCTTGAAGGTCTATGATCCACGCCTGGACAGCACCTATCCAGGCGGGTCCGGCTCTCATCGGCTGAACAACGCCGCGACCTGGACCTACTCCGCCAACCCGATCCTGTGGGCGCTGAAGTGGACCTTGGGTCTCTGGGAAGGCCCGATCGGAAAGGGCGCGCCCCAGGTTGACTATCAGGTCGGCGGGATCGGGGCGAAGCTGTCGGGGATCGACGTTCCGGCCTTCGTCGCCGCCGCCAATGTGGCGGACGCCAACGGCTGGACGGTTTCGGCCTATCCGAACACGGACGACGACAAGCACCAGGTGCTGGAGACGTTCCTGCAAGCTGGCGGCGCCATCTATTCGCAGCGCGCGGGCAAGATCAGTTGCATCCAACGCGCCGCGCCCCGGACTAGCATCGTCACGATTTCCGCCGCCGACACAGCGGGGCCTTTGGAAATCGACACGGCCGCCAGCCGGATCAACCGGATCAACACCCTGCGTCCCCGGTTCTGGAGCCCGGCGCACCGTTGGCAAATGACGGCCCTGGACGGTGAGGTCACGGCCGAGACCTATCGCGAGCAGGACGGCGCGGTTCGGTCGCGCGGGATCGACTACCCCTATGTCTCTGACGCCCGGCAAGCGGCGCAACTGGCGGCCCTTCAGATCGCCCATACGCGGGAGGGGATCGCAGGCGTCATTCCGCTGAAGCCGCATCTGCAACGCATCCGGCCGGGCGACGCCTTCACCATCACGGAGCCGGGCTTCGTGCTGAACGGGCTGAAATGCCTGTGCCTGAACACCGACTATGATCCGGCGACAGGCGTGGTGCGGGTATCGTTCGTCAGTGAGACGGACGCCAAATATCCGTTTGCCCTGGGGCAAGACCCGACCCCGCCCGAACCGCAAGTGCTGGAGCCGGTTGACCCTCGCTACGTCACCCCTCCTCAGCCGGGCGACTGGACGCTTGCCGCATCGACCCTGACGGAAAGCGGCACACAGGTTCCGATCCTCTTAGTCACGGGATCGGTCGAGAACCCTACTGCCGAGGCCGTCGTCTTCGCCTATCGGCCCTATGGTGTGGGAGCCGAATGGACTCCGGTCGGTCAAGACGACCCCAACACGATCAAGCGTGAGATCGGCGGGGCCATCACCCCAGGAACGCAGTACGAGGTCTCAGTCACCTATCGGCGGGGCAACAACTTCTCCGATCCGTTGGTTTTGAGCCCCGTCACGGCTGGCGACCTCACGACGCCGCCGACCCCCGACTCTGTGAACGGCAGTATCCATGTCATAAAGAACACGGTCGTTCCCAGTGCATCTTCCTATGTCGCCGCGAATGTCGAGGGAGCGGGAACGACGCGGGTCCGCGTTGCCGAACTGATCTACACCTCATCCGGGTCCAAGCTGGTCCTTCGCTTCAACGCCCTGGTCGATTGGCGTCATGAGCCGTCTGGATCATTCACGCTCTACACTGAGGTTAGGCGCCAGACGGTTTCCGGCGTTGGCGATATCCAGATCCTTCAAGAGAACATGGCCGCCCCCGGCGATACGGCAGACGGGATCACAGCGAAATGGCCGATCGATCTTGAGGACACTCCATCGGCCGGATCGTACCGCTATTACGTCGAGATGTGGTCCACGGCCGACAACATGACGGCCCAGAACACGCGAAGCCGGTTCATGTCGATCACTGAGCAGAGGACGAATACCTGATGATCTTCCGCATCGTCGAAGACGCGACCGGCCGCATCGTCATGAGCGTGGACTGCGACGAGGACACGGCCCGTCTGTATCTCAAACCTGGGCAAGTCCTGATGACAGGCGCTTCAGCCCTGATGATCGACGAGACCAAGATCGAAGTCGTCGATGGCGTCGCCACTCGCAAGCCGGGCGTGAACGACGAGCGCACACTAGCCGGTGAAGGCGAAGTCCTGACCCGAGTTGAACTGGCCTAGAGCCGCCCCTCACTTCCGAGGAATCCCAGCATGATCACACCAGGACGCCTGGACCTCACGGTCCAGCGATGGACGCCGTATGTCTATCCGATCGACTTCGAAGGCTTCGACTTCACCGGCGCCACGATGGCGATGCAGGGACGGCTATGGCGTGACGCGCCCGGCTCGCCGCTGATCAGCCTCTCAAACGCTGCGTCGAATGCGGAGGGGCTGTCTGTGTCGGTTGCGACAGTCGGAGGCGTCACCGTCTCGACCGTCCAGATCCGAATCAATGAGACGACCGCTGAGGCCATTCTGCTGAATGCAGGCAAGCCCGGCGATGACGCTCGCCTTGTCTATGACCTTCACATCACGGGCGGCGGCCTTCCCAAGACGCGATGGGTCGAGGGCGATCTCATCATTCGTGCAGGAGCGACGCAATAATGGCCCAAGCTATTGTGAAGGTCGTCGACGGCCGCGCTGTCGTCCGTTTCTCCGGTCCCGAAACGATCGCGACCATGCTCGCTGAGGCGCAGACCGCCGCAATCCTAGCCCAGGCCGCCAGTGCAGACGCTGACGAGGCACGAGACGAGGCCGTGGCGGCGACCGCCAACAAGGCCGACATCGACGGCGAGAACATCACGGATACCGGCGCCTTCAGGAGCGCGATCCAGGCTGCACGAGCCATCTACCTCCCTGGAGGCGCGAACGTTTCGCCCGCTCTTCAGGCGGCTTTTGACGCAGCGAGCGATGGTGACGTTCTCCAGCTCGTTCCCATTGCCGGGGCAGATGTTTTTCTCAACTCCGCGGTCACGCTCAGCAAGCGCATAACCATCATCACCCAAGCCTCGTTCGGCGTCGTCGGCGCTATAGCGGGCATTGCGATGACAGCCGTTGGAGCGGTTTGGCAAGGAGGGCGCTTCTTCGGCAACCGCACTTCAGGCCAGGTCGGGATTCGCAACTCCGGTAGCTTGAATGCTGTCCGGGACGTGGCGTTTGAACTCCTCGACAAGGGCATCCATCAGCCCGCTTCGTCCGGCTACATGAACGTCTATGACCGGTGCCGAGCCCGCAACAATGTGACCGCGCACCTCCACCTTGAGGACGGTGTTGGTCCGCGCGTTCTCGGCTGCTTTGGCGACACGGACGGCGCTTGGTACTCAGGCTCTTACGTCTCGCCTACGGATGGAGCAATTTGGCTTCAGACTGAGGGCGCCATTTTCATCGGCAACGACTTCATTCATTCCGGGGGCTTGAAAATCGAAGCGTCGTCGGCTCGGTCGATTGAGTGGCTTCTTTGCGTCTCCAACTATTGGGACAGCACGAACAGCGGCCCCGGAATTCACATCATCAACAACCAGGCGTCTCGTTATATCCGAGGTCTGTTCTTTGCCCAAGAGTGGAGCGCCACAGGACACAAAGGGATCAAGGTCGAAGGTACGGGCGATATCGACGGAATCTATCTCAGCGCCCCGACATTCCACAACAACGTCTTTGAAGCCGTTGACCTTCAGGCCGGGAAGAACATCTTCATTTCCGACCCTGCGTTCCTAGGGAACAACGGCACAGTTCCGTCAGGGTGGGGCATCACCAAGACGGTTTCGGCGTCGTCAGTCGTCGTCAACACCGCCGGGCGCGTCCGTATCAACAACGGACAGATTGACGGTCAGGGTATGCGATGGAACACGACGCCTGAATATCAGGTGTATGCCGGCCCGAACGCCCGTGATCTCGTCGTCAATGGGACTGACATCGGAAGCCAAGTCGTAGTGTCGAAGGTCTATATCGACGCCTCCGCGTCCGGCGTTCGGTTCATCAACTGCCCCGGCCTTGTCGGCTATAATCGAGGAAAGGCGACGGTCGCCAACGGCACGACTTCTGTCACAGTGACGCACGGCCTGTCCTTCACGCCGCAGGACAAAGACATTTTCGTCACCCCCCATACGGGCTGGGGATCGACGACCAAATGGTGGATTGACGACGTGACCTCGACCACGTTCAAGATTGTGGTGGACGCCAATCCTGGGCTTGGATTTGAGTTCAGTTGGCAGGCATGGGGCGGCGATCTCTGATCACTATGCCGTCGGCGTCAGCATCAGATCCACATGGGTGACGTTTCGGCTCATATAGTCGGCCCAGACCTGCATTAACCGATCAGTGGTCGTCGTTTCCTGGCTCATGTCCCGGTGGAGGATCGTGATCTGATAGTCTGAAAAGAGGGTCCAGAACGTCTCTGCGTCCACATCGCAACCATGGCGCATGAAGACCGGCGAGAACTCCAGGAACACAACAGGGCGTTGGCTGATCAAACGGCTGGCGCCTTTGAGGGCGGCGAACTCTCGCCCTTCGATGTCGATCTTTATGACGTCCGCCTCCTCGACTAAGGCGTCTAGCGTCGTTGAAAAGACCACATCGATTTGACTGATCGTATCAGGCGTGATTGCGATTTCGCGCAGGGTCTTGTTGCTGTGCTGGCTTCGATGGAACGTCGCCATCCCGGTTCGGTCTGAAGCCGCGACGGGAAAAATGGTGATGTTGTCGGCCCCGTTCATGGTGGCGTTGCAAGCCAAAAACTTCGCGTTCTCAGGGCTTGCCTCTACACATTGAACGGAGCGCGCCGTCTTTGAGGCGGCGATCGAAAAGACGCCGACGTTAGCCCCGACGTCCAGCACTTTTCGGTTCGCGACCTTCTCCAGGAACGGACGGATCACGTAGGGCTCATACTCTCCGGTGGATCGAAGGTCGTCGTACATCCAATCCCCTTGAGGGATGGCGATCTGAAAATCGTAGCACGGCAGGATTTCGACGCCCTGCATAATGAAACCGTCCATCGCTGTCTCCTCAATCAGCGCGCATCATATACGGCGATGGCGTTCTGCATACCTTCAACCACCATGAAAAGGAGAACCCATCATGGCGACTGCCCAAGACCATATCGACGCTATCGGCGCGTCATTGATCGAGGTTGAAGAGGAGGCCAAAGCCTCGATCAAGGCCGCCCAAAAAGTGCTGCGATCGACCCGTCGCCTTCACGAGCTGATGGACAAGGCCCAGGCCGACTACGCCAAATCGACGGGCGATAATGTGGTGCTGTTCAGCGGCGGCACGGACAAGCCTGATCCGAACGTTCCGCCGAAGCCCTGATCATGATGATCGCCTTCGGAATCGCCTGTTTGGCGGTCTATGCGCTGAACACCTGGGCGGCCTACGATGCAAAGCCACGCTATGCTGATGCGAGCGGCGTGGCGATGCTTCTCTGCGTCTCCTATGGCCTGACAAACGTTCTGGTGGCCTTCTATGGGCTACCGGAAGCCGTCAGCGCCTTCCCCGTAATGGACCTTGTGTTCACCTATATGGTCTGGCGGGCCTGGAGGCGGAACCGGCGGGTTTGGAAGCTGGGCGTCATGTCCTTGCTGGTCGCTCAACTCGTCATGCACGCCGCTTTCATTTTCCTCTGGAAAACCTCTGACATCAACGGCGGCAACCTCTACACGTATATCCTACTGCTGAATGTGGCGTTCACCGGACAACTGATCTTTGTGGGGAGCGCGGGTCTTCATCATGTTTTGGCTCGTGCTGTCCGTCATATGTCTGGTGATCGGGTCTGGTCTTCTTATGAGGGCTCTCGATGACAAAGACGCCAGGGGAACGCATCGTCGGACTCGAAAAAGACGTGGAAGCGATCTTTGAAGATATTCGGGATCTGAAGACTGAACTTAAGGACGTGAAAGCAATCACCGTCGCCAATGAGAAGACCCTGCGATGGGCGACAGGAGCGGCGGCGGCCTTTGGAGCGGTGGGGGCCATGGTCCTGCCCAAGCTGACCAAGCTTCTTGGTTTGGGATAAAACCGATGCACCGCAACTATGAAACCCTAGACGCGATTGTCGTGGTGGCCTGTCTGATCATGGTCTCTGGCCTTGGCGCGGGCCTCCTATTGCTTCACGACATTCCGACCGACCACCTCCCGATCATCTCCAGCCTTGTGACCGCCATCCTAGGCTTGCCTGTTGCCTATGGCGCGTTCCGCTGGGGAAATAACGTCGGCGCCAAACAGGCGGCCGAAGCGGCGGCGGAAAGCAGCAAAGCATCAACTGCGGCGCTCGCACAAATCGCCGGGGCAAGTTCGCCCGTGCAGCCCGCATCCGATCCGACCGCGAACTAGCGGCCTGCGCTTTCGGGCGCCCCTTCACACAATCTGGAGACTGACCATGAGCGACGTATTCGCGCGCCTCATCGAGGGCGTATTGGGCCGTGAAGGCGGCTACGTAAACCATCCTGACGACCGGGGCGGGGAAACCATTTGGGGGATCACCGTCGGGACGGCCCGCCGCTTTGGCTATGCCGGGGCCATGCGGACGATGACGCGAGCCCAGGCCATCGAAATCTATCGGGCGCAATACTGGACCGCCCCCGGCTTCGATCGCATCGCCACACTTTCCGAACGCATCGCGGAAGAGCTTTTCGACACCGGGATCAACATGGGGCCTGCGGTCGCCTCGACCATGCTTCAACGGTGCCTGAACGCCCTGAACCGCCAGGGCAAGGACTATGCCGACCTGAAGGTAGATGGCGATGTCGGCCCTGCCACCATCCGCGCCCTTGGGGCTTTCCTGCGGATTCGCGGCAAGGAAGGCGAGGCCGTGATCCTGAAGGGCCTGAACGGGCTCCAGGCCGAACGCTACATCTCGCTCGCCGAAGGCCGGGCCGCAAACGAGAGCTTCGTTTACGGTTGGCTTCGAACGCGAGTGGAGATGGCCGCGTGATCGCGTGGCTGAAGGGCGCAGACAGCGCCGCCAGGGCCATCCTCGCCCTGTTTGTAGCTGCGATAGCCCTGTGCCTGATCCTGGCCGTCCTGAACGTGTGCAGCGCCCGAGACGACGCCCGGAAGGCCGAGGCCGGCCAGACGATGGCCGAGGGCCGCACCGGAGCCGCTCAAGACGCCAGCGGCATTCGCGACAGGGCTGACGCCCGAAACGACCAGATCACCCAAGCCGTAACGAAAGGAACGACCGATGTCCGTCAAGCCCCTGATCGCTCTGCTGCTAATCTCGCCGCTCGCCGGGGCGTGTGCCGGGTCAATCCGAGTGCAGGCCCCGACTGTAGGATGCTCCTCTCTGATTCCGGCCGGGTGGACTGATCCTGTACCGTCCGCCGCCCTGCCGACGCCCGACGCCGTGGAGGCCGATTGGCAGGTATTTGGGATCGAGCAAACCGGGCAACTCGCCCGCGCCAACGGTCGCACGTCGGACGTGGTGGAGATCGTGACGGCTTGCGAGAAGCGAGACGCCCAGGCCATTCGACAGATTGAGCGGCCGTGGTGGCGCCGCCTCTTGCCGGGATAGGAGAGCCACATGGCGACCGAAACCATCTAGCGTCGAGCCCCGGCTCCGTATTCGAGCCCCCGCTCTCTTCGGAGGGCGGGGGTTTCGTCACGTCTGGACCCTTGCAATCCCCCATAGATCAGGCCTGATTCAGGGGCGAGCGGCGTGGAAAGCAGACACGCAGCGAAATGGATAGCCCGGATGCGGGCGACACGGGCACAGCGGGTAGGCTACCGAGAGCCCCTCCTGCTTGGTGAGACATTGCTAAGCTTGGATGCCAACCAGCCGAAGTCGCGACACCGCCGCAGCCGCATAGACCGGATCAATCTCAAAACCGATGCCTTCGCAGCCTAGTTTTGCCGCCGCGACCAGCGTTGAACCGGCGCCGAGGAAGGGGTCGAGCACAACGGCGTCTTCGATCCCATGGAGCTTGATGCATCGTTCGGCCAGCTCGACAGGGAAGCCTGCGGGGTGGTTGAACTTCTCGGCCTTTGACGTGACCGTCTTGTAGGGGATGAACCAGACGTTGCCGGCGCAGCGCTTGTCACGCGCGTGGCCCCATCTGCCGATGTTTGATTTGTCCTTAAACGGAACGCCGATCGCGAGGCGGTCGATTTCTACCGCGCCCGTCTTCGTGAAGTGGAAGACGGTCTCATGGTTGTTGTTCATGTAGCGGCGGCTGGTGATCGGCTTGAAGTGGCCAACGGTGTCGTCACCGATGCTGACCGACTTGATCCATGAAATCGTATTCTGGAGGACGAACTGATCGCGGAAGGCGTTCGCTACGTCCAGCGCAACCCATGGGTCAGCGTTAGTGCTGCCGACGTTCAGGAAGAACGAGCCGCCATCCGTCAGAACGCGGGCGATCTGCGCGCCGATGTCCGACAACCATTTGAGATATTCATCTCGGGGACGGCGGTCGTCGTAGGACCGGTATGAGATGCCGATATTGTAGGGCGGGGACGTGACCACGACGTCAATCGAGCCGTCCGACAGCGCTTTCAGGCCTTCAAGGCAGTCGCCCAGAACAACCGTCTGATCGTGAACCGTACAGCGGTTCTCATCATCCGCGATATGTCGCGAGGGGCATTCAATAAAGGCGTCGAGGGACATCGCGGGCTCCATGGCGCTCCATTTGGATCACCATGCCGCGCCAGAAGCGGTCGTACAAGCCCCCCGCCGAGATTTAGTTTGGGTGTGATTAAACGAGCATCGCTCGAATGGACCGGCCAAATATGTCGTCCAGACGGGTTTCGAAGCCGCCCGGGCGATAGCTGATGTGCCTGACGATCCGCCCGATCTGAGCATCAGTCAGTTCGATGTCGCCATTCGCCTGAAGCCGCGCTTGAAGCGCGCGAAACAGCGTTTGGAATCCGCCTTGGCCATTCACCGGACGGCGAAGGACGGCGATCTCTTGCGGGTTGAGGTGCAGGGTCATGGGCATGCACCCGCATAACACCGGCCACACAATCTGGCCATAGGTTTGCGAAAGACATAATGTCCTTTAGTTTGCCCGGCAGGGCTAAGAGGCAGGCGGGTTCGACTCCCGCTCGTTGGCCGAGATCGTGGTGAAAGAGGCGGTTCGAGTCCGCCACGGGGCTTCGGCCCTTAGTCAGTGGTCCAGAGGTGTGGACCGGCCAGTAAGCGCCCTCGGTTTCGGCCGGGGGCGTTTTGCTGTGTCTAGCTGTCAGTTTCGGTTTGCGCCGCCACCATAACCAACTGAATTGACTAGAAGTCAAAATAGATCGGTTTGTGCAAAAACACGAACGAAATCAACAACACGTCCAGATTAAAAGTCAGATGCTCTAACCAACTGAGCTAAGGACGCACCGCGCGACGTTCGGGCCTGGCCCAAACCGTCGAAGGGCGCCTTCTGTTGCAATCCGCCCTTCCGGTCAAGACCGGGTCTGCTACTCAATGCATATGAAACCGCTGAACGGACTTCGCATCCTCGAATTCGACGGACTGGGGCCCGTCACCTTCGCGGGCATGATGCTGGCCGACATGGGGGCCGAGGTGCTGCGCCTCACCCGCTCGGATGCGGCGGGCCCGGCTGTCTTTTCCGAGGTGGGCGGCGCCGTCCTTCACCGCAATCGGGCCGCCGTGCCGGTCGATCTGAAGTCGGCGTCGGACCGGCGCGGCGTTCTGAGCCTGGTCGAGTCCGCCGACGCCGTGATCGAGGGTTTCCGTCCTGGCGTCATGGAACGTCTGGGCTATGGCCCGGCCGATCTGCTGGGCCGAAACCCTGCCCTCGTATTCGGGCGGATCACGGGCTGGGGACAGAGCGGCCCCTTGGCCCAGACCGTCGGGCACGATCTGAACTACATCGGACTGACCGGTCTGCTTCACGCCATGGGGTCGCCGGACCGACCGCCGACGCCGCCCTTGAATCTGGTCGGCGACTACGGCGGCGGCGCGATGATGCTGATCGTCGGCGTTCTGGCGGCCCTGCTGGAGGTCCGAACCACCGGGCGCGGACGCGTCGTGGACGCCGCCATGACGGACGGGACCGCCCTGCTGGGCGGCCTGTTCCACGCCCTGCGCGCCCAGGGCTTGTGGAACGACCGCCGCGGCTCCAACCTTCTGGACGGCGGCGCGCCCTTCTATCGGTGTTACATCTGCCGGGACGGCGGCTATGTGGCGGTCGCGGCGCTGGAGCCCCGCTTCTATCTCGCCCTGCTCTCGGGTCTGGGGATCGACCCCGCCGAAGCGCCTCAGTACGACACCTCCGCATGGCCGGATCTTCATCTTCGCTTCGCCGCCCTGTTCGCCGCCCGGAAGCGTGACGACTGGGCGGAGCATTTCGCGGGGACGGAGGCCTGCGTCACCCCCGTGCTGAGCCTGGGCGAGGCGCCGGGCCATCCGCACAATCAAGCGCGTGGGACATTCGAAGACGGCGCCCCGGCCCCGTCGCCCCGCTTCGACGACCAGCCCTCTACGGTCGCAAATCCGCCGCCCCTTCCGCTCGACGCGGCCATTCTGCGCTGGGGCTCCGAACCCGGATGACCGAAGACGTTTTCGGCGCTATGGAACGGAGCCACGCAGCAGGCGTTGCAGAACCAACCCAGGGGAACCGCTTTTCATGAGACGCTCGATCTTCATTCTGGCCGCGACAGCGCTGGCCGCGTCCGCATTGGCGGGCTGTGAGGATCGCCAGTCTCGGCCCGAAGACGGCTACCAGCCC